TCTACCTTCTAACTTATAATCTAAAGCTGTAGCAATACTGTCTGTAGTACCATTATGAATTTTTAAAACTCTTAAACAATCAGATGGTAATGCATAAGCATGATCATACTCAACAACTGGTGCTGTACTATTTTGAGCTAATTGAACTCTTTTGTGTAAACAGTTCCAAGCATGAGATCTAAATACTCTATTTCTTACTGGCTCATATCTTTGATTACATAGACGAGCATTTTTAGTATCATCTGTTAATGCTGATATTGTTGAGGCTCCTAATAAATTAAGAGCTGAATTACACATATTTACTACACTTGCCATTAAATATTCTCCACTTTGATTTCTTTACAATCAAATTTGATTGCTAATTTATTTTTATTTATCTCTTCTTTTTCTAATCTTTTTAAAGTTTGATGTGATTGTAAGTAACCTTCTAAAATACAATCGGTATAATCGTTAAATTCTATTCCTAAAATTTGACCTGGCAAACATTGTGGAGGTGATGTTGAGAACGAACACATATATATAATTATGATATATTTCATTTTAACATTTCCATCTTCGTCTAGCTTGTCTGATCCTTGAGTTTGGATTATTTTTAGTTTTTGCAGAAGATCGTTTCAGTTGACCTAAAGATCTTGCGCAATATGATTTTCTTCTTTTAGCAGCAGCTGATCCTTTTTTAACTTTACCAGTTACTGCGGTTTTTAATTTTGATCCAGGATTAGCTTTTCTATAAGCTTTAACTCCACGTCTAGTCATCCCAGCTCCAGACTTGGTTGGTCTATAATTTCTTTTATTTCTTGAAATTGCCTTAGCCATTTATGATTACATTAAGAGGCGTTTCCACTCTCGCTTCCACGCCTCTCAATTCTATTTGCTTAGTTTACAACGTATGAAATGTTCCAAGACATAGTTCCAGCAGTTTGACCATCAGCTGCCATTGTAGCAGCTATATAGTAGTAACCACCTGGATCTGTACTATCTCCAGCTAACTCATACATTTTTTTTCCAGCAGTATCTATGTTTGCAGCTTCAAAACGAACATCTGCCATTCCAGCAGCATCAGCTACTAGACTTGCAAATACATCTTCGTCTTTAACTACTCCAGCTGAAGTGTATATTCCAACATTGAAAGTACACGATCCACCTAATGTGTCTGAACCAATAAATAAACTTGGTACAGCGGCATTTGATGGAATAGGTGCTAACATAACAATATCGTTATCATCACTATCGCCAGATGCTAATTCTACTGTTCCATGTGCAGTTCTTAGTACACCATGAAGTTCAGCAGCATTATTAAGGACTTGAGGACTAGCTTCAAAGTTAGCCACCAAGTCTGTGTTTTTAGTTCCCATAATTATATACTCCTATTTGATTATGCTTCATGACATGGAATTTGAAAAATTGCTTTTTCTTCCATACGAACTGCGCCAAGATCCATACAGTAATATACTTGAGTACTGTAACTCTTGTCAGCTCTTTCAGAAATGTTTGCTTTGATGTCTTTACCGATTGCTAATTTAATAGCATCTTCAGTATAAGCAAAAACAAGTCTGTCATCAGTGTTAGTTGCATCTAAAGGTAGTCTGTTAGACATAATAAATTCAAATCCTAAGAATGAATTTACTTCGCCAGTACTTAAAGCACGAACTGTATTAAAGTCAGCACTTGTTACTGAAGTTGTACCTAATAGATCAGAGATCTGTTGAGGACCACATACGATATATCTTTTTCTTGAACTATCGATGCTGTTGTCATCAAAGTTTTTCTTCGCAGCTAAAAGTTTAGCAACAGTTAAACCATCTGATTGATTTGATGTTGCGAACTTTTGAGTTGAAGGTAAAGCTGTTGATGTTGCACCAGCTACGCCAGTTGAAGCTGAAGCATTCATAGCTGTAATGATTACATCATCCATAGCTCTATTCATTGCTGCTGCTGCATTTTTTGCGTAAGCTGAAGTTGGATCAACCAAACTTCTTATTTTATCACTGTCATCAATTAGGTCACCCCATTCGTATGATGCTAGAGATACTCTTCTTCTGCTATGCGGTGTATCGATTTGCGGTGTATCTCCGTGTCTTGAAGTACGAAGTACTGCTGCTGTAGAATCAATTTGTTCAAAGAACGCATTTTTTCCTACGATACCTTCCTCATCAACAGAAGATCTTAATTTACTACCCATTTGTTGAGACAGTAAAGTTACATTCGAAGAATATTGTTCAACGAATGAAGTTGTTATTTGTGAACTCATAATAAGTTCCTCCTCTATTGTGTTAGTTTAAGTATTAATTAAACGGATGATTATCCTTGCGGATCTTCCTGAAATTTACATCATTCAGATGTTAGTCTTTCCTAACGTCAACAAAGGTCTTGTGGATTGTCTTTGATTTTATTTGCCAAACCGAAGTTAAGCAAAACTGTTAAACATCTTCTTCGTTATTTTTCTTACGAATTAATGCTGCAACTTCTTCAACAGCTACAGCATGTGCTGGATGTTTCTTATCCCAGTATGCCGAGCCTTTTTGTTGTAATGCTGCAATTTGTTTTGTTATCTCATTAGTTGTTAAGTAAGATGTACTATCTCCTTTAACAATATCATCTTCAGATAATTTTTCTGAAAGTTCAGCAAAAGCTTTTACTATTTGTGGATTGTCTCCAAGCTTGCTGCCATCTTGTAATATTGTAGAATTTAAAAACTCTGAACCTAAAGTAGCTGTAGCTAAATTTTTAGCACCAGTTATTCTATTATCATAAGTTGATCCGTATTCTTGTCTTAACTGTTGTTCAGCATTAGATCTAGCCTCTTCAGCTTTGATACTTTGATCGTTCATGCCTTCGTTAATAACTTGATTATAATATTTCATAATACCATCTGCTTGATTAGGAAGTAATCCTAACTTAACAGCTTCTTCAGAAAAACTTTTTAAAGTATCTTCTGGTACTGCATGACCTTCTGGTAAAGAATATTTATAACCATCAGCAGCTTCTGGACTGCCTAATTTTTTATAAACTTCTTTCCAATCTTCTTCGGTAGCATGTTTGTTTGGTACTGGTATTTTATCTAAACCTACTAATTTTTGTGAGTGTAGATATGATTTAACGAAGTCATCCATCTTATTAAAATTTTGTAATGACTTTTCTTCTCTATATTCTTCTGGAATAAGAGTTTTAAAATCAACAGTTGGTGCTTCTGGTGTAGTAAGCGTTGCTGTTGTTTCTGTTGGTTGTTCTGCTGTAAGCGTAGTAGTTGTCTGCGTTACATCAGGTTGAGCAGTTTGCTCAGTTGTCTGATCCATAGATTACTCCTTATGATTGATCATGCTTTTTATAAATAACAGAATAGTTCTCTGTCCTTCAAAAAAAGCTGTTTCGTTTGGTTCGTTCCTACTAAATGTTGATGTATGGTAGAAACATCTTTTCTCAAGATCAGTCATGACTGCTTTGCCATCGTCTGATCCAAAAGTCGCTTTATAGTTTTTAATTAAATCTTTTATTTTTTTATTACTGTTCTCGTTCTGCATTAGATACCGCTTGTACTGCTGGAGCCACATTTCTAGCCATTTCACTTTGAGCCATCTGTTGTTGAGCTGCCATTTGTTGTTGTTGTGCTTCGGCTTTTTGTTGTGCTAGTTCTTCTACCTCGTTGTCTGATCTAATCATTCTAGCTGGTAGACCTAGTATCTTTATTAAATGTTTAACTAATCCTTGAGGATCTATGTAATCTGTAACTGGTGCTACTTGACCAATTTGTCCAAACAATTCTAAACCTCTAACTATAGAAGATAGTTCTTGTCCTCTTTGAGCTTGAGCCATTGGAGAAACATATTCAACATCTATTTCTTGGTTTAATAAAATTTCTGGAGCATCAGGTAATAAATTATTTCTAAGCATAATATTAAAAATTCTAATAATCATTGGCTGTAATAATTCTGATTGTAATCTACCTAATACTGGACCAAGTATTCTCATCTTTTCTTCATTACGTTGGACAACTTCTGTTGCTGTCATATTACGGTTTTCTGTAATTAATAATTGATCAACATGGAACGTTTGAGAAATAGCTTCTCTTCTTTGTTGTTCCATATTTAAACCTAATGGATTGTTTGCACCAATGTTTAATGTTTCTATACGATCTCTTGAGCCACTCCGATAATAATTGATGCTGCCAGGTGACATTCTAATTGGCATTAACATACTGTCATCAGGAACTAGCAAAGGTGGATCAACTTGCTTTTGTGCAGCTTTCATTCCAACTTCAACCATTTTATTTAAAACTTTTACATCTGGTAAAGCATTCATACCTGGAGATCTTCCATATAATTCGTTTGATGCTTTTAAGTATCTTGGAACTACATATGGAAATTCTTTGAAACCACCTTGAGAAATAATATGTCCACTGTCATATTCAAAATAAATTGAACTAAATGGCATATTTTGTTTATCCATTTTTTGTGGGTTATAAATATCTCTTGGTTTAACAACATGAACTAAGTCAATGTCATCAAATGGTGTTTTCTTAAATATATTTAATGTTTTAGAACTAACATTATCTATTCCAAATTTTTCAACAGTAGATTTAGCTGACATCTTAAATCTTCTATAGATGCAATTAACCATTCCTTTAGCATCTTCTGAAATATAAATTTCTTTTATATGTCTTGATGAAAACCGTATGATGTCATCTTTATCTTCTTCTATTTGTAAACATGAAGTACCAAAGGCTATAAGATCAAAATACGTTTCAAACACCTCTTGCTGAAAGTTAGATCTTGAAATGGCTATATACATTTTATCTAAAACATTTTCTAACCATTCTCTAGCCTCATCGTTTTCATTAATAGCTGTCTCTTTAAATCTTAAAGCAAACCATCTATTTACAGATGATGTAAGCATTCCATGTAACGAACTAGCTAATAATTCTAATGAGTGAATAGCGGTTCCATCGAAGATAACTGTATGTCTTTTATCGCCTTTAGGTCTTTCTAAAGTAATATCAGCTTTTCTAGGTAGCATATAATCAGCTACTTCTTGCCAATGGATCTCCCAGTTAGATCTTTTTTCAACTAATCTAGCTAGATCATTTTTAAGATCTGCTGCTAGTTTTCTTAATTCTTGCGGCTGCATTATCTTTTCTTTTTTCGTTTAGCCTTATTCTTTTTACTATTTGGAAAACCAGCTTTCATATTCTTGTAAGCTTTAGATGATATAGTTGATTTTTTTTTAGATCTGGAAGTTCCAGCTTTTTTTCTTTTATTAATATTTCTATATAATGACATAATTACCCCAACATACTTTTTTTACTTAAATAAGTTTCTTCTTCTAAACCAGTAGCACCAGTAAGCTGCTGTGCTTTTCTTCCTTTACGCTTATTAGCTAAAAGAATTTCTTTAGCATCTTCTTCTTTAGTAGCTATCATTTCAGCTTTAGTTGGACCTTTAGGTGCAGCTTTAACAGCAGTCTTTTGAACAACTGGTTGAACTTTTCTAATTGGTGAACTAGGTCTACTAAATGTTTTTACTATTCTTCTTACAAATCCTCCCATTTTAATTTTCTCCTAATAATGATTTTTGATTTAGTTCTTCATCTTCGATTTCATTTAATCCAGCAGATGTAGTTAATATTGTTGATCTTCTTCCTCTTCTATTCTTTGCAGCTTCTTTTAATTCTTTAGCTGCTTGAGCTTTTCTTTCATCTTCTCCATCATCATAATTAGGAACTTCAGCTGGTTCTGGCATTACGATCTGAGGCATCGCTGGCGTCTTAGGCATAAATAGTTTAGCAATGAATGACATTATCTTTTCTTCTTTTTCATTTTAGACTTAGACTTCATAATTTTTTTCTTCAAAGCTGAAGGTAAAGTTCTTTGTTTTTTTGTTAGTTTACTTTTTCCGTACATTTTTTTTCTCCTTATATAATTTGGTAGTTACTATCGGCTATACGTTGTAGGTTTTTTGTTGTTGCTTTACTTTCTTCAATTCCAGTTGCAAGACAGCGTAAAGCGTCCATCATGTGACTTGACCAATCATGGACTGGTTTCGGTTTAAAAATTCTTTCCTTATCATTAAATTTTCTATGATAATGTCTGAGTGAAATAAGTAGATCTGAACAGTGATCACTATCTATTCTGCATCTTGGCAACAACATCTTAACAGCATGAATGCCATCTTCTAATGCTAGTCTAGGAGCTAATCTAAATCTAACTCCGAGTGCGGATGCTACTTCTCTTCTTGTTTTACCATTACTGAACTCAGTTTGGTCCAAATCAAAAGGTCCATAGTGAGTGTCATAAATATAATCTTGGTCTTGCAAGTATTTTATATAATGAGGTAACGCTTCATTATCGTTTTCGTATGTTTCAATAATATTAATCTGGTGGTTTAGCACCTGGAAAAATATAATAGCGGTACTATCGTTATAACCAATATCCCAAGCAGTATTTACTGGTAAACTTGGATCATAAGGAACAGATCCTATCTGTCCATTATCGTCTATATCTTGAACTAACTCTCCATAAATAGAGCCTTCTATATTGCCAATAAATGAGCATTCATATTCTTGGTCGAATTTCGCTTTACCCATTACGGACAAAGCAGCCTCTAGTTCTTCTTCGTCAACAATCTTTGTTTCAGAAGCTTTAGCTTTATATAAAAACCATTTATTGTCCGCTTGAGCTTTTTGATAATAATCATAAAATATATTGTTTAAACCTTGAGGAGTTCCAATTAGGAACATTTTACCTCGTCTATCACTTAGAGCTGGAGTAATTACCTCATCTATCAATCCTTGCGAAATCTGAGCTAACTCATCGATCGCAACCATATCTAAGTAAACGCCACGTATTGAATTGAAATTCTCACTAGATAATAATGTTATTCTTGAGCCATTAACTAAATCACATCTTAACTCACTTTCGTTCCATTTCGTGCCTGGAATATTTTTAGTATAAAATTTTAAGTAATCCCAAGCGATGCTTTTTGCCTGTTTATAAGTTGGTGCAATGTAAGCTAGTCTTGGAGCATGATTTTTATTTGTTAAGGCTGCACGAATTAAATGGTTCAAAACCATAACGGTCTTGCCAAATCTTCTATGACAACATAGGACAGCGTATCTATGCTTATCTAATTGTGTATGTATGTACGCCTGGTGTTTTCTTGGCGTATACGGAATTTGTATTTTCATTAAAATATAGCAGCACCTAATATAAATCCGATTGCGAAAGTGATTAGCAAAGGATGATCAATGCAAAGTATTTCAATCTTAAATCTTAATTCATTTATAAAATTCTTCATCTTAGTGAACCGTTGGTGGATTATCTCCAAAGTTAGATCTCATATATATTCTGTTAAAAACAAATTCGCAGAAATCCTCAACATCTTCTTCGTTTTCAAATCCTGAAAAGTTAATAATCAAATCATTGTCATACGCTTTGAAACTGATGGCGGTAACATTCTTATATTTATCTTTAATATATTTAGTCATGCGTTTGTCTGTTTATTTGAATTATCGGTAATTTATGTATTAGCCTCTCCGCCTGGTTTTTGGGGTATGGTCCTTTACAAAAAACGTTGAACAATTACTGCAAAAGGTAAACACATT